AGCAGCCACTTATGTCACCGCGGGTCACCCTTGCATACACATCCATTGCTTGTCTATCATCTGCGTTTACTTTCACACGTCCCCATAAGCCGTGGTCGTCTGCTTTGAGTTCAAGCGTTTGGCTCGTACTTCTGCCTAAGACAAAACCCGAATCATGATTGAACAAACAGCGGAGATCATTATTTTTTAATGAATTGTCAAATGCCCCTCTTGCGATTTTTTCGAAGCACCCATCCCATAGTTTGGTTTCCTGCTCAAATACCGCAAAGTAACCTTCAATGTAATGATCACCTTCGCCCTCTGCCCGAGTTTTTAATTCGGATTTAAAATAAGCGTGTCTTTTATTTAACAACTTTATCACCCCCTTGTACTAATTTCTTTTGCTTGCTCAAATCCGCAACTTGCAAGTAATTTTCAAGTACAGTAAAGTCGTTCATGCCGTCAACGTCCACAGGTGAGTAATCAAATTCAGCTCTGCCCTCGTTTCGGTTCAGCATGCCACCACCGACCATCTCTTTAACAAATCCAACTTTTTCAACCAAGTCATATTGCAACAATGATTTTGGATTAAACTTAAAATACATAGTCGGTGAAAACAGTAACTTCTTTGATAGTTCCTGTTGAATGGTTGTCGCTATTGACATAATTGTTGTAGATATAAAATTGTTATATTCGTCTTTGTCGAATACTCCAACTCCAACCATAAAGGCAGGAATACCGAATGCCGCCGCAATGGATTTTAGGTCTAGTGTGATGCTGTCTTGTATCGCTAAGTCGTTAAGCGTCAGCGGTTGAATTGTTTTAACATCAATTTCGCCTGTGGGTATCAGCCACGGTTCGCCTATTTCGGTCGTATCTGTATAACTACCAAGGATTTTGTTTCTAAGCACTGGGTCTTGTAGCTCCTCGGCATCTGATTGAACCGATATAATTAAGCTAGGCTTCCACTTTGATTTCAAGAATCCAGTCTTTGTGGCATTGGCTTGTAATAAATTAGCTACTGTTTGTTTTATCATCTGCGTGTAGCCTTGTCCTTGGAAGGGGTATTCATCATCAGGATTCAACACAAAATGCAATACTTCATCAGGTTTAAACATCGTACTTCTATAGTGTATTTCGTAGCTGTCCCCCATCTCATAAAAATTCAAATCAGTTGCTCTCAATATTTGTAAATCATCAATCAAGCCATTTTTTATTTGAGGATAAACAACCGAGTTCCCTGTCAGAATCATGTCCGTAACAATTTTGTGAATAAAATTCTTTCGGGTCATATTCTTGTTTGGGTATACGTCTATCTTTTTTGCCAACTCATTTTTAAGCCTTATGTCTCCGTTTGTGCCATTCTCCATTAACATAATTGTCATGTTAGATACAAGGTCAGCTATTTTATAAACGCACCGTCTTATCTCTTCATTTTTAGAGAGCGGAGTATACCCGATGGGGCAGAGTATATCTCTTGAATCTGTGCCGTTCAGCCACATTGTCACTGGGTCTGCTCGTGTCTTTTGTTTCCTAAATGGGTTTTTTATTCTAATCACCACCTCTAATATAATAAAAGCACCCTGTTATGAGTGCTTTAAAACCAATTCTTTAGCTTACCATTGCCTTCTAAATCTTCAAGCATTCTCACAACCGCAAAAACTGAGGCATCAAATATATCAATCCTTTGTGTTTCCTCGACCTTTTCGTATTGAATCATCGAATCCGTTTTTTCTATTGCCAACACGTTCTGTACACAATATTCAAATGGCTCAGCATGTAGATAATAAAGTTTTCCGTCTTTCGCCTTCTTCTCAATATATCTAAATCCCTCAGATTTTTTATAAAAATACTGGGGCTGGTCTATAATATTAAAGCCGTGCTTTTTCATTAGCAGAAAATACTCACGGCAAAATTTACGGTCATGCCCGACTTGCTTTATTTTAAAGCCCTGTTTCTTTTTATCGATGTACCATTGCACTATTTCGGCATGGTTTACAGTTGGACTGTTTGACATGTCAAGCCAGCCGTCGTCTTTCCAGCCAAATAGCGGGATATTGTCCTCGTCTGCTTTTTTAGCCGCCATGACAATCGGGAACCATGCATGAGGTATGATTATTAATACATCGTCAAACAACCCGACTAAACACCCTGCGGTTAAATCATGTAGTTTCGATAAATCAGAACCGCCATACCATTTGATAGGCAACTTTGCAAGTTCCTCGATTGTCCAGTTATATTTACTGTCGCTTTTTTGAAACTCGTCAATGTCGAAATAGGCTTTCATTGCAGCTGTGTAAATATTTAACGACTTAGCAAAAAAGTCTTTGCGCTGCTGAGGGTCGTTCATTGCTTGTAAGCTGTCGTTTAAAATATCCCCCGGTCTTATTGAAACACCGTATGCAGGGTTTGCTTCTTCGTGGACAATAGGATTTGTATAGTCAATATTCCCGGCTTCGTCAGGGTCAGCCTGGCTTATAAAAATAAAATATTGTTCATCCTTGACGGTGCCATTAAGAACCTTTTTGCAATATTGCAATTTCTTATAGCAAAAGCTGTTCATGTTATCACCTGCCGTGGTAATACCGATCATCAATTTATTTGTATATGCTTTCATAGCCTCTTTAAACAAGTTGTACTGCTTCGGTTTTTTGAAAGCGTGAATTTCATCTGCTATCGCAATGTTACAGTTAAGTGAATCCTGTGTATCTGGATTGGCTGCTAACGCCTGAACGAAAAACATCCCGTCCCCTAAATCTGCGGAAATGGAATGTTCGTTGTTGTTGTCAATAATACGGAAGTTTTCATTTTCTCCCATATTAACAATGTTATATTTTATAAAGTCAAAGCTTTCAAGTGATTGTTTCAAAGCTGCGGCAACAATATATATCTTACTTCCACTCTTTCGATATAATATTCCAAGCCCCCAAGCCAACGCTGCTGCAAATGAGGTTTTTATATTTTTCCTCGGGATGTAAATAAAGGCTTCATGAAATCTTACAATCCCAGTGCCCTTATTGTAAAACCCTAATAGGTTATAAACAATAAACTTGTGAAACGGTTCCAATAAAAAAGGCGTACCCCGAAGTGGAGTGCCGTCTAATCTTTCGCCTTGCTGATGACAAAATGTAGTTTCAATTATCTGTATTACAAACTCTGCATTTTTAGGGTTAAAGTCATAATCAGGATTTTCTAAATCTTTTAGAAATCTTTTACAGCCAAGTATCCGGTCTTTGTTTGCTATCTTCCTTCCGCTGACTATACTGTCCACATACTCCATTACACCGTCATAGTTTTTATATTTATCCAAGATGTCTCAACGCCTCTGCAAGCGGACTAAGTTTCTTGTCTCCAAGACCTTTTTCATTTATTTTCTTAAGTCCAGCAGGAGTGAGACCAAGCTCGTTAGCATATTTTAAAACATCTTTTCGTAAATTTTCAAGTGATGAAACAATTGGCGACCTTTTAGCATTATCCGAATATCCAGTTTTCTCTTCTACCTCATAATTAGATTCTTTAAACTGTCTATTAAGCTCATTATATTGCTTAACAAGCCCGACATATATTTCAATCATTACGTCAAATTCAGGTTTATAAACTCCCAATTTTTTCATATTTTGAATTACTTGTTTTTTATTAATAGCCACTGTTTCACCCCCCTAAAAAAATATTCTGAAATGTAGTAGAGTTGGAAAGACTTCCCTATCTCGGTTCCCAAAAGTATAAAAAATCACTTAGCAAGTGGGGGGGTTACTCTTTTGATTCCTTTTCAATCTCAACTATATTTTTCTTTAAGTACTCAGATACTTTGATATATCCTACAGTATTATTCTTCTCATCGAACCCTCTGAACTTAACTCTAGCAGGATAAGCTTCAGTTACCTCACCACTGTCCTCAACGTTTACAACAATAGCCCAACCAAATATATGGAGTATCATGTTAATCCACCAAAGTATTCCTGACTCCCTAAACTCTTTCCATGTTTTCTTGTCAACCATTGTCAATCGTCCTCTCATTCTGGTATCTTAGTTCTCTTTCTTAATTCCTCGCCTAATGCAGTCAGTTTATTTGTGCATCTATCGTGCATTCTATTGTGCATAGTATTACTCAATGATATAAGGTTCCAGTCGCACCATGCATACTCAGGGTAATCATCAACTGGCCATGCGTGATGAACAGTATCGGCATCTATCCTCTTGCCGTATCTCTTACTCTCCTGGCACATATACTTATGTTTTTTTAATATGTGAGCTCTCTTACGCTTCCATCGTGGCGAGTGATAATCCATCATACCTTTATGTCTTGGAGTGGCCTTACATAGCACTGGCTCCTTTGGCTTATACAGGCAGTGAGGCAAGACACAGAAATTAACACCGCACATCTTGACGTTATTAAATGGGCATTGTTTACACTGCATATATGTCACCTCATAATGGATATAAAAATAGCGCCCGCCCGAAGGTAGACGCTATTTAATCAAATAAAATTTTATTGTTGATTTAAGCAATAAATTGAAACTATTTGCTTTGTATTTATTAACCATTGATGGCCTGTTTGATTTTGAATAATTAGAAAATCTGATGGCGGAACTGGAATGCTCCCGAAATTTTGGCTTAATTTACTTACAATATTTCCATCAAAACTATCTCCGTTTATCATTTTGATTTGTAGCATAATAAAACCACCCTTTTCCTTTAATAATACTGCCAAATATCACGTAAGTCAACAAAGAGGCATTGAAAAAAGCACTCAACTAATATAATTAAGTGCTTTTTTATAAGTTATATAGTCTTGGATATACTTATCAACATACTAAATATAAGTCAAATCACGTCCTTTGTCAAGCGTTTTGTTTAATAAATAAAAAAAGTTTCTTCTCGCATTAAAAAAGTCTGCCCAACCAATACGCCCATATGGTTTAAATCTGTATGTACCATCTGTAACAGCCTTGATTAATTCTTGATATGCGTCTGGTAGTACCCTTGTAGCCGTCTGCTCTATCAGCTCCGTGTCGGCGGATAATTTAGCCGCCCTAACCGCTGCGCTCGCTGTGGTGTCGCCTGTGGTTGAGCTGTGCGGCATGTCTGAAATTAGTGTAGATTTTAACGAATTGCGAAGTTCGGAAAGACGCTGTTTTTTCTCGGGATATTGTAGGCACCAATTATAAAGCTCTCTATATGCCCATTTGCTAATTTCATAATCGTCTAATTTTATGTCGCGTTTATTTGGCATCCGCATTCACCTCACATATTCGTCATTGTTGCTGTAATAAATAAAAATGCAAAAAGTAATGAATTTGCACTGTATACTACAATTCGGGTTTTATCAGCGTCATGTATTGCAAAAATCGCAAATATAATACACAGTGCGCCGCAGATTATTTTAATTGCTAACATTTTTCATTAGCCTCCCTGTTAATCTCTCCTGCATCGTTCTGAGCGACCATTGTAGTGCTGCTGATTCATCACTCGTCAAGTCTTTATGAGATACAAGCATATTTCCAACAATGTCAATTGCCCTTTTTAAATCAATCATCATTTCTCCCCCTCCTTGCTGTTGATGGCCTCCTTATAAATCTGCTTTAAAGTCTTAAAAAACGGGCATTTGTCGCAATCCGTGTAAATTGTCGCCGTGCAGTTATTTGTAAATTTTTTATCTTTTGTGTATGCGAAACAATATGTCTTTTTCACTATCTCACCCCCAAAAACAAGTAAAGTATAAAAAATAAAACAATTGGAGCACCTATAAGACAACTGACAAAACTTATAATTCTGGCATTAACTTTATCGCTCATGATTAATTGTTTCAGCATCAAAATAAAGCTTAAAGTCATATATACGAACCCGATCCAGGCTAAAACTAACATCCTCTCGCCTCCTTATTAAATTTAACGCGGTAATAATTTGCACAATGATATTTTAATCCAACTAAAGTTTCGATTTGACGGTCAGTCTTGCCATCCCTCATCATTTTATAGATTTGCTCACGTTTGGTAGGCTCTGGCTTGCTCTGTGTGGGTTTTTTAGGCTGCAAGCTTATAAGATAGTCTTTAAGCAAAATGCACGGTATACAATGAGCTGGAATGTGCTCTGTTACTAATTTGCCTTTACATTTTGAGCAGTCCGGGGTTGATGTGAATATTATGTCATTGCTCATTTATGCCCTCACTTTCTTTATTAAATTTGTCTTTAATTCTAATAACCTGCTTGGTTTCGGGATTATAAACCGTTTCGACTTCTCCGCCGTATTTTATAAATAAATCCATTTCAGCACCGTTTGTTAATAATTTTTTAATCAGGGATACTATAAAATCAAACTTTTTAAATTTCATCCGTTTTAAATCTATGCTATTACTATCTGTGTAATTTTTTAAATCCAGTAGAGCCTTAAAGTATCCCTGGCGATACTCAAACATGCTCGCCGAAACTGCAAAATGCATTCTCACCCATGGTGATTTGTTTTGTTTTGCAAGTACATATTGCCGGTAAATATCCTTTGCAATCTTTGCACCTTACAACCTCCACGGCGTCAATGGTGGGAGCAAGGTCAAGATTAAACTTCATATCCCTGCTGCATATGGTTGGATGGCTGCTTATAAGCGCATCTGCATCAATTAGTCTCATCATTTCATTCTCCCATCAAATATTTTTATAGCCAGCCGACATTTATCACATCCGCCTTTTTCAATCTCACTGAAATATCTAGACAATCTATTTCGCATTTCAGCAGTGTTCTGATATATTTCGCACCAGATTTTATTGCTCTCATACGCTTTTAATATATTCAGTTTTTCCCGATGCGCTTGGTCTTTTAGGATTGTTCCGGATTTATAGTCACGGTATAATACCCGAAGCGACAAAAATAACAATTCTTCTGGCTGCGTTAGGTCTGGCGGTAGCTCGTTGTTTTGATTGGCTTGGGTTTCTATTTCAGATACGGTCACGATGCCACCTTCAATCCGAGATACCATTCTAAAACTTTAATAGCCGGTAAATAGCCGTGGCAAACTTCCGAAAAGTAACCCTGTGCAGTTAATTCCTCTCGCCACCATATCTGATCAGTAGATTCTACACCGGTCTCAGTTTTCATCTCAACATACAAGCCGTGATATTTTCCCCGTGCAACCGGCAGGCACAAATCAGGTACGCCTGGCTTAACTCCGGCACGCTTTAGATTGGCACCTTCAATAACAGAACATTTACGTTCATTTGCGATATGAAAGAGAAGTTTTAGTTCTGGATATTTGCCTCTGACTGAAAGCGACCATTTTATTACGGTGGCTTGATGTTGCGTCTCTGTCATTGCTCTTCCTCCCAAAACTCAACCCACCGCTTATATTTGCCTTCTCGATTATCCCGACCTATTCGGGTAATATAACCGTTATGGTTAAGGGCGAGAATAACAGCGTCACGATCTGTAACAGATTCAATATATATTTTTTGTTTCATCCCGCCTTTTTCCCTCCCATCACCCTGTTCAAAATCATACTAGCTTGCATCATGTTCAGATCAGTAGTTTCAAATCCTTTACACCGGCGGCGAATAATGGCAATTTGCTTTTCACTGGCCGGCTTAGTTCCCCAACGTTTAACCGCGTTCATATCCCAAAGAGCACGCTCATCTGAAAAATCTTCAACCAACTTTTTATATGCTCTATCAAATGCTGTTTGCATCGGGATCTTAATACCGCCTAATTCTGTCATACCGAGCTCGTCTTGTGCAGGTATAACGATTCGCTTTTTATCAGGTAGACTGCACACGAATGAAGAATCAGGCATTTTAAACCAATTGACATCATGTGTCTGATATTTTTGCTCCTTTGCCCATAAGTCAATAATTAGAATATTTTTTATCCAACTTTCAGGGCAATCCGCAGCAGATACGGCTTTCATTGGCAAATCAAATAACGGGCCTATTATTTCAGATTTTTTCTTTTCCGGGACATCGTCAAGATTAATCCCCAGCAGAGACGGCGCCGTACATAGACTTGCCTTGCCGCTGATGCCCACACAATCAATCAGGTTAAGCCTTTCCTTACCGGGTGATAATCTTAACCCTCTACCAACCATCTGCGTATATAGACCATCCGACTGTGTCGGGCGTGCTATTATTATTGTTTCGACCAAGGGGATGTCTGTGCCCTCTGTAAAAACCATAACGTTTACAATGCAAGATATTTTTCTATCGGTGAAGTCTTTTATAATCTGCGCCCGATTATCCGTTTCACCTGTTACAACCGCAGCACCCGGGATTCTCTTTGCAATTTCATTGGCTTGATGAACCGATACCGCAAAGATTAACGTTGCTCCCTGCGCCAATTTGGTATATGCTTCAGCGATTGCATCAGCCGTACCGTCCATAGCCTCGTCGAGTTCACCCGGTGCAAAGTCTCCATGACTTGTTTTAACTTTTGATATGTCATAACCGATATTTACCCGACGGCAGTATATGTCTGACAGGTAATTATTTTGTATTCCCCACTTGAGATCTCTCTGAAATATAATGTCCTCATAAATGTCATCAAGCCGTACCTTGTCACCCCTGGATGGCGTTGCTGTGAAGCCTAACAATAAACGTGGCTGAAAGTGTCCGAGCACCCTG